ATCGGCGAGCGGCGGGCCTTTGATTGCGTAAACCGTTTCGCCGTGCACGACACGCATGGTGTTGAGCACGCCAGGCCGGTACCGAATCGTGATCCGCGCTGTGAATTCCGACTGATTGGCCTGGGCCTCGACAAACTCGCGCGTGCTGATCGGCTCTATGGCGGCCGGGCATTTCTCCCAGCGCGTCACCCAGGGGCCGGGGACCATCGCGCCCGTTTCCTGATCCTGCTCAAGCTCGCGGTACTGGATGTCAACCCGGTGCCGCAATCTACCAGCTCTCATCAGATACCCATCCCGATGCGATATGGCATCAGCAGCGACTGGGAAGCGATCGGAAGCTCTACGGCAGAAACAGCCGTCACTACCTCTTCCCGGTTGGCGAATAAATGCCCCAGCTTAAGCAGGCAGGCGGCGGTGATCGAGGGGTTGATGACGATGCCCTGGGCGATTGCCAGTGATTCTGCCGTCGCGTCTGCAAAAACCTGGCAAGCAACCCGTACGGATGCCCCCCGATCGCATGCATTATCAATGTCTTCAGCATCGACGAGCGCCGCCTCGTAAGCCGCGCGAGCGGCTATCTGTCGAGTTCGTACGGTCGCCGCTGCCGTGCTGAGCGCCGCCTGATCAGCGTAAAAGCGGCGCTGAATGAACTTAGACGCCGCATCCTCTGCGGCATCAAGCTGAGCCTGAATCAACACCTGATCTTCAGGCTCGGCCAGCAGGTGACGCATAGCCAGATCGATGTCGATTACGCTCATGGTCAGGTCGCCTTTTTCTTCTTGTCGTCAAGAACTTCGACAAAGTCGAGAACGGGCGCCAACTGCGCCTCAGTCGCTTCGAACTCCTGGCCTTTTTCCACCCGACCCAGTTCGTCGTGCAGAAATGTCTTCAATGCTCTGGCTTTCATGGTCACCTCAGTTGGGGCCGAGCGATCCCGGCCCCGGTTAGTTAGGCCGCAGTGATGTTGCCGTACATGATCGCCGCAGGGCGGTCCACGGCCAGGCCCAGACGCTCTTCGGCCCGGATGGTCACCAGGTTCTTGGTGAAGTCATCGTTGACGAAGCCCATTTCCACCACCGCGCCCTGGCGCTGGTAGATGGTTGCTGCGCCGCGGAGGGAGCCGACCAGGAACTTGCCTGCTGGCATGTTCGCCGAGATTACGATCTGGACGCCGAACGGGCTCATGTTGCCGACCGCGCCAGGTGCGCCGTACAGGTAAGCGCCGGTGCCGGTGCCTTCGCGCAGGATTTCCATTGCTGCCCAGTCAGCCGGGTTCACGACTGCGGTATCGACAACTTCGCCGACAGCCCAGCGGTTGTACTTGGCCTTGTTGATCGATTCGATCAGGTTGGCGCCGGATGTCGCGGTGAAGGCCGTGAAGTTGCCCGCATCGGTCAGGCCGGAAAGGTTTGGGCTAGTGCCGTCACCCAGTAGCAGCTGACGGTCGATGCGCTGGGCCAGGCCGTCACGCAGGCGAGTGTCGATGTACGCGGCCACCGCCGGAGCGTCCGCCAGCAGCTGGTTGCTGACCTTGATGAAGTGCGCAACTGTCTCGATCACCACGTTGTACGGGGTGAATACGATGGCCGATTCAGGCTTGGCGGTGGTCTGGGCCACTTCTGCAGCGTTGTTGGTCCAGCTGGATTCGCGCAGCGAGTTCACCGCATTGCCAGTCACCTGGATCGTCGGAATCAACGCACGCAGGGTCAGCGGAACGAAACTGCCACGGATGACGCCGGGGCGCTGATCAGGGAAGGTGGTGGTGCCGTCAGAAACGACGGTGTTTTTCACTTCAAAGCGCGCTTTTTCGGTGGTGCGAGCGGCCAGCGCCTGGAATTGATCGGACTTGATGAATTCCTGACCGGCGGAAACGGCTTCATTAGACGCTGGCAACGCCGCTTGCTTCTGAGCGATGTCAGCCAGGGCGTCAGAAAGCGACTTGTACTGATCGGACAGGCCGTCGATTTTACCGGTCAGCTCAGTGGTCGACTTGCCGTGAATCAGAATGTCAGAAGTGTGCTGGTCAATTGCAGTTTTCAGCTCGTCCTGGACCTTTTTCACGTTGGCCAGACCGGTTTCAACAATGGACTTGATGTCGTCAGACATGATCTTTTCCTTAAAAATGAGCATAAAAAAACCCGCTCATGGCGGGTTGATTGGGCTTTTAGCCCTACGTTTGCGGGATGAACTGCTGGAAAAGTCCCGCAATTGCTGCGGTATTCGCTTCTGACTCACGATCGCCGTGAGACAAGGACTTGATGCGCGACACCAGCGCCGTCGCATCCGTCCGGCTAAACCCGCCTGCGTCACGCAGGAGGGCTTCGATCTGTTTCAGTGACCCAGCGCCATCGATTGCCGCCTTGAAATCCGGCGGGCTGTCGACGATTGAAAGCGACTTGCTATCAGGGAAGTCTGTGTACAGCTCCTGGGCAGCTTTGAGCGTATTGCCCTTGAGCATTCGCGGTTCGGCGGGTGTAAACGTCAGGGTATCGCGCATCAGTGGCCAGCCGGTGATCTCTCCCGACGGGAGCCGAGTGGCTTTGCCGCTGATGGCCTGGCTTGAGGTTCCCACAGTGCCGGCGTCAATTAGAGTTTCGAGTCGAGCCATATAACGCGCCTGCCGGTTAAGCACTCGCTCTACAAACACACCCGTTTCATCCACTCGAGCCGTCTTCCAGTCAACGTAGCCAAGCACTTCGTCCGACGTCATTCCGACCTTGTCGGGGTCAAGCCCGTGCTCGAAGTCCACATGCAGCATTCCGGACTTGGTGTAGTGACTGTCAATGGCCGTGGCGGGCGTGAAGTACTCACCGGTCAGATCGCGCCCACCGAACAAGATGATGTAGTTGGCCACACGCAGTTCGGTGTCCGTCTTCGATACGGACTTAAGTTCGTTACGTTCCAATCTGCACCTCTTTCACCGGAGCTTTACCGGCATTCTGAATGGGGATCATCGCGCCCTGGACGAGCAGTTGCTCGCCGCCAGGCAATGCTGATCTGCCCTCGCTGATTCGCGCCTCGTTCGGAGTTAACTGCCCCGAATTGATCGCCTCGCGGTTGGCCTGGAAGCGGCTCATCGTGTCCGCACGCAGGAGGCTGTCGAAATCGAATTCGGCTTCGTAGTTTTTCGATTCGTCCTCAGACATCAGCCAACGCAATATCGACTCTTCGATCTTTTCCAGATACGGGCGCAGGTTCAGCTTGTAGAACGCGCTCAAGATCTCGTAAACATTCGACCCCAAGCTCGACTGACCAAATGTCTGATTCAGGAGGATGCTCGGAACGCCGAAGAACCGGCCAATGTCCTCGATCTGGAAGCGCCGCGACTCCAGCATCTCTACATCTTTGGGCAGCATGCTGACTTGCTGGTATTGCATGCCTGCCTCAAGGACAAACAGACGGTCCTCGTTGCCCTCTTCCAGCTCCGCGAATGACTTTCGCACCTGGGCGCGCTGATCAGGACTGAGCGTTTTGTCTATCGTCAGCACGCCAGAAGGCTTGGCACCGTTGCTGAACATCTTGGTTACGCGGTTATCGGCGGCAATCGCAATGCCTATGCTGTTGCGGGCATAGGCCATCGGCGAAAGCCCGATCACGGCGTTACCAAACAGCTTGATGTGCCACATCGAGGCTTCGCCATACACCTTGACGTTCATTCCGTCTGTGTACGAGTGCACCACCGTTCCGTCAGGCAGTAAGGTGGTCTCGACCTGGCTCGAAGAGATCGGTATCAGTCCGACAATCCGCGAACCAGCCCGCTGGATAATCGCGTAGGCATTGCCCGATATCGCCAAATTGAGCGCCATGCTCTCCCAGAACTCCACCCGGGTCTGATACCGATTCGGGCGGCGAGTGAGGACGCGGTGTAACGGGTGGTCATCAGCAATTCTGCGGCCGTCCGCACTCTTCCTGTAAAGGTTGAACGGAAGCGAGCCGATGGTTTCCGAAATAATCCGGACCGCACCGAATACCGCCGATATCTGCATGGCGCTGTCGAAGTTCACGGCCGCTGCCGGGGCAGTCGAGTGACCCAGCGGTACAGAGGTTTGTAGCCCAGCGTTCCGGGTTGGCCCGCCAGGCGCACCGAACCAGCCGCGTAGCGTTTGGAATAGAGCCATCAGAGCACCAGTGGGTCAGAGAGAAAAGAGTCAATATTCAGGCCGCGCTCACCGGAGATAGCCCGGCTAATCGCCATGATCAGCCCGACAATCCCATCGATTTTGTTCTCGGGGCGTTCTTTGTTCGGGTAGATGTTGTCCTTCACGTCCAGCTTGGCCACCACGTTGCTCGCCATCCAAGTAAGAATCGGGCAGTCGCCGTGAGCCAGCAATCGGCGCAAGGTCAGCGCTTCCAGTTCCTTCATGGGTTCGCTGATGTTCTGCACGGTTTGGCGGATCTCAACCATGGGCAAGCCCTCGGCTTCCATTTCCTGAGCAAGCTGAGTCGCCTGCCACGGGTCATAGGCCACAGCCTCGATCTCAAAACGACCGGCGAATTCGCGCAGATCCTCCTTGATAACCTCGAAATCGATCACTTCGCCATCCGTCAGAGTGAGCAGGCCCAGGGCATCGAATTCTCGGTACCTGGACGTGTTGCTATCCAGTTCCTCGATCACGCGACACTCGGGCAGGTAGTAACGGCCATGGACGTGCCAGTAGGGATCGCCCTCAATGGGCGGGAACAACAGCACATTGCCCGCGATGTCGATCTTGCTGGCCAAGTCGAGACCGATGATGCAGCGGCGGCCCTCGAGCTCGGTCAGCGTCTTGCGTGCCGGTGCCTCCTTCCAGCGCAACATGTTGATCCAGGCGTTCTTCGCGCCCACCCATTCGTTCAGGTGCTTGGTGCGGAACGTCGCCTGCTTCGTCGCCGACTGCATGGCGTCACGCTGGCGCGCCAGCAAGAAGTCGCCGTTGATCGAAATCCCGTGGTTAGGGTTGGCCTTCAGCAGCGCCGCCTCTGAGGTCCAGTCATCACCCTTGTCGATGGTGTAAAGCATGGCCCAGAGGTCAGGGCGATCAATAGCACCTTCGAGCATCCGCTCGGCATCCCGTACCAGCAGGTGACAGGGGCCGCCGATGCTGGATCCTGCCGTCGTGATGACCAGCATGATCGGCTGTTCCCGCGCGCCCATGCCCGTTTCCATGGTGTCAAAGAGCGTGCTGTCCTGGTGTTCGTGATACTCGTCGACGATGGCGCATGACGGCGAGCTGCCATCGCCTGGCTTGCCGATAACCGGCTCAAACCGCGAGCCGTCTTCCATGCGGCACATGTTCGAGGCGTTGACCTCAACGCCGTAGTATTCGCGCAGGTCTTTGGTGCGGTCGACCATCTGTTTCGCAGGCCTGAAAACCTCCCACGCCTGTTTCTCAGTAGTTGCGCCCGAATAGACCTCGGCACCGAATTCGCCGTCTGCGGTGAACATGTACAAGCCAACGCCGCCGGCGATGATCGACTTGCCGTTTTTGCGCGGCACAAATATAAGAATGGTTCGAAAGCGCCTGGTTTCGTCTTTCTTTTTCACCCAGCCAAACGGAATGCAGATGCTGAATAGCTGCCATGGCTCGAGCTTTATTGCCGCCTTATTGCTTGCCCACTTCCCCTTGGTGTGGGGCAGCAACTGCATAAACTTGGCGACCTTCTCTGCCTTGGCTGGGTCGAAGCGATAGAGATATTTCGAGCTTTTCGAACGCTCCAGGTCATCCAGATGTCGCTGACAAGCAAGCTTGATCCACTTGCAGGCGGTAATTTTTCCGGAGATTACTTGCGCCGCGTATTTCTCCGCAGCTTTGACCAGGGGGAATGTCTGCTTTCTGGCCATTAGAGATCCGCAAATTGATTACCCTTCGGCGTCTCCCTCTTGCCGCCAACCTTTGCCCGATCTGCCGGGGTCATACCGAACTTGCCAAGCAACGCCTCAAGCCGAACCAACTTGGCCGCAGGAAAGTCGATCGGGTCACCTCGAAACTGGGCGAGAAGGTTCGCCGCCAGCTCTAAACTGATGCGATCAGAATTGGTCAGGACATCAAGCGGAGCGCTTGTGGAAATTTCGTTCCACGCATTCAGAACTGCGCCGTTGATGTGGTCCGGCGCGCCGTCAAGTGGCCCGGAAGTCTCGGCATCTGAGCGCTTTCGCTCGGGGTGTTTCTTGAACGACCCGCGCATTTCAAGCACGTTCGTAGGCGTCCTTGGTCGGGCCATTATCAAAACCATTATTTTGGAGAAATTAGAGAAGACTTTCGGCGCGGTCTGGAAGAGGTCAAGCCTGGACGATCAAACCACCCCTCCCCATCACTGATAATCGTTCGCGTCTACGCCTGACTTTCAGGACGGCGCGCATTGCCCCAGCCACCATCCTCAGCAGCTGTCTTGCGGCTGTGGCATGGGTGACATAGGCCTTGCCAGTTTGATCGATCCCAGAACGCATCCTTGTCGCCTCTGTGCGGCACGATGTGGTCGAGGTCGGTAGCCACTACGACTAGTCCCTGGACAGCACACTCAGCGCACAAGGGGTGTGCTGCGAGATAACCCTTGCGAGCCTGCTGCCACTTGTAGCTGTAGCCGCGGGATGCGCTGGTGCCTCGCCGCTGCTCGGTCTCTCGGACAACTTCCTTGGTAAGGCTTTCATGCCTCGGGCAATACCGAGCACCACGAACCAGTGCGCCGCATCCTGGAGCGCTGCAGGGCTTCAACGGCTTAAGGGCCATCAGCGCACCGGGCTTCCGTCGAGATAAGTCGGAACGTCGCGAGGACGCTCGACGACCTGATCACCAGGTTGCAGACCATCATCGCTCAGCAGCTGAACGACCAGGGTCTGCTGCTCTGCCATCTGCAACAGGATCTCGGTCTGCTTGATCTGCTCGGCCAGGATCTGACCGAGCAATGAGTTGGTTTGCTCGTTCATACGCTATTCGACTCCACTTCTTGATCCAGGCGCGGCGCTGTTCGCATCCACTGCAAGCCATCGTGATACCTCATTGAACCGAGCAACGTGGCCAGATCCCTCGCGCGAACG